TTTGTTGGCTTCAACAACTTGTTCAGGCTGTTGCTCCTGCGGTTTCGGAGCTTTGCCGTCCTCGCCCAGCTTGCCAGCGGCAATCAGGAAGGGCTTGCTCATTTCATAAGCAGCCTGTGGGTCAGGGAACAGACCGGGCGTAGTGAACGCCAGCTGCGGGTCAATGGTCTGCTGCAACATCTGTGCAAAAATCTGAACCTTACTCTGCTGGTTGTCGTACTGACGGCGTGGCAGTTTGATGTTGATGTCACTTGCCATCAGCTTAGAACCAGCCGCATCACGCAGGATTTTCAGCATCACAGACAGGCTTTGGCGTTCAGCGTACTTGAACATATTCTCGTACTGCTGCGCCCTTGCTTCGGTGTGATTCCAGCCGTTACGGACGATGACCGCGCCCACGTTGTCGGACGTCGCGTTCTCGCTGCCAGTGGCACTAGGCATGGCAGTCAGACTGCGATACACGTTCAACATGGAATCAATCAAAATCTGCGTTTGTTGCTGATTCAGCTCGTTTGCAAGCTGTTTTACATCAGCAGCAAGACCGGAAGTAGATTTGATAGACATTGCGCCCATAGCCTTGACAGCTTCCAACGCTTCTTTATCAACAAGACAGTTAATAAAGACCATGATGGATTGGATGAACTGCTCTACACCATCGAGACGATTGCTCTCCAACAGGTTGATGGCATCCAGCACAGGAATTGCAGGTTCAAACAAACCCATCCGCTCCGGGTTCAGCTTGTATTCGACCATCGGCAGCATTCCGAGAGAGTGATTCTCAGACTTTGTGACCTTGCCGTTGTCGATTTCAAAGTACTGGTTTGGCGTATACACGCAAATCAGGTCGTTTAGGTCGTTCTGATAATTGCGTGGGATGTGCAGCACATTAGCAATGGGCTTGTGACCGATGCCGGAGTTGTAAATCACATACGCCATATCCGGGTCTGGAACGTCCACCAGCAGGGGCGTTTCGTCCGGGTAGTTTCCGTTGTACCCCTTGTCAGGAAGAACGATTCGGTATCCCTGTCCGCACTCCAACATCCACTGCCAGAGCCGCCGATCAAGCGCATCCTTGCCCTCATACTGCAAGGCATTGGACAGGCGGGCGATTTCCTCACCGTCACCTGTTGCCGTTTCAGACCGCACATAAGAGCAGGGAGTGCCGCTCATGTATCCTGTGTAGAAGCCCACGCACTCGTTGGCATGGTTCTCTACAATGCGGTTGGTGATTTCAGCGTGGTACTCCTTCGTGCGGTGGAGGACAGGCTGGCTACCCAAGTAGTAGTTGTGCAGAAATCGAATCTCGTTCTTATTCAGCAGATGAATAGGCTCTGCCTTGCCCATGACCACTTTCAGCACGTTTGCCCGATTGATTTCCGTCTCCGGCGTTTCAATCGGTCTGCGTCCGGTCAGTGGCTTATTCAAAAAGCCGTCAACAACTATCTGATACTCAGCCATGCGTTCCTCCTTTCCGGCAAAATAAAAAGCGCAGCAAGACAAACCTGTTAAGGTCTATCTCACTGCGCCAAAACTGCGCTTCAAAAGCTATTTACTTTTCAGGTGGATGGATGATTTTTACCCATCCTTCCCTTGTGTCTCCTTCGATAACGCCCTTGCATCTGTCACACTTGAAATGGTATCGTCCGTCCACTTCGCCAAGATAGCGGTTGCAGCGGACGTTCTTATAGATAGGGTTCTGCCGGATACAAGGGCAACAGATTCTAACTAGCATGAGTGCTCCTTTCGTTGGATTTCTGGGAACAGGCTGTTGAGCACAGGCCTGTCAGAAGCTACTGGGAAACTGTTCGCGCTACCAGTCATGCTAGGCTCTGACTTGTCGGGTGTCGAGAGCCACGATTTGCTCCATCCAGGGCAAATCGCTGATGGATACAGAGGATGGATTCGAACCACCGACCTTCGGGTTATGAACCCGACGAGCTACCAGACTGCTCCACTCTGTGTCATGTACCCGGCTTGATTTACCGTTGCTCTTTGAAATGAGAAATAGCCTGAAACTCATTTCATCGAGAGCCGGGAATAACGGGAGAGGTTGTCATAAGGAGAATTTTTCCATGCAATCCTTGAGGCATCGTTGTGCTGCGTAACGGAATCGAACCGTTGCTTGCCAGCCGTGGGGGAGACAGGCTGACATTCCCAACCAGCAGGGACCGCAACATATAAATCCGGCGAATGGAAAGAGTGAAAAGCATTCGCCGGTGAAAGGAGGAATATGCTTGTTGACACGCACGCGAGTAAAAATGACAAAACCCCGCGTGTAAGCTATTCCTTTAAGGGAAGCTGCAAAACTTCCTGTGTACATTATAAGCCTTGTCAAGTGGTGAAATCAAATAAATAGACCCAGCGAACACAATATATTGTGTTTTTAATCAAAAAGGCCTCTTGACAGGCTCAATTTTACTGATTCCGTTGTACAGTTCATCGGCAAGCTGTGCCAGACTGTCCGGTGCATCATCGTGCGGAACTTTGCCAAGCTGCGTGAACATCGTCACCTGTTCCATGAACGCCTTGTACTCTTTCGACTGGTGTTTTTCGTCAAGAAAATAGAACCGTTTGATGTCCGGCGCATACTGGATGATTCTTGACAGCTTGCTTTGACCACTGGGCGCACGTTGGCTGCGAACAGAACAGTGATAGCCCTGCTGCCGAAGCTGGCTGTCTACCACGTCACAGTATTCGTCGCCACCGTTGTTGGCTTCGCCGCGTACCACATTGATTTTATGCTGGATGATTTTACCCACAACTTCCGGTCTGGTCACGGTCTTATCGCCGTTATTGAACACAAGGTCAGGAATGAACACGGCATCTCCGTACACATAGGCGATAGGGCAAGCGGTGAAGTCCCCACCGCCCCATGCAATATCCATGACCATGAGCTTACGATCGGGCTCTCCGTCAGGCAGAACGCCGTTGAAATACCGCAGTTCATCGGCAGGGAACAGCAAGCCTTCACGCTCAACAGGTTGGTTCATGTACAGTGCTTTCCAGCTCATTTCATCCATGACTTCGCGTTGCTTGCGGAGCGTTTCCGTGCTATACCCTACACCGTAGTCATAATCAAAGTTGGATTCGTCTTTTTCGTTCATTGCTGGCATAACAATGAATCTGTTCCTGTCGGAATCGCCGTAGTTTTGCTCTAATCGTCCGATAACATCATGGACAGACCAGCGTGTAGCAATATGCAGTTCCTTGCATTTGTTGCCGATTTTACGCTGTCTAAGGTCGGTAGTGTACGTTTCCCACAGCTTATCAAGACGGGGCTTAGAGAGCGCAACCTCAATGCCGGATACAAGGTCATCACAGTAAAGAAGCGTAGATGCGCGGTACAGACCAGCATTACCAGTGCCAATAGACGTAAATTCCAGCGTTTCAAAGCGCTTTCTCTTACCCAAGTCGATGCGGCAGTCCTTCGCATTTGTGTTCGACACAGTAACGTCCGGGAAAACATCATTCCACAAATATTCTCCGTCCTTGTCGAATATACGCAAGCACTCGTCATAAACGCCACGCACAAAGCTGTTCGAGTGAGAGCCTGTAAGCATCGGTTCATCAGGGGTTCTTCCGGCAAGCCATGTCAAATAGAAAATAGCTAGGGCCGT